GCTACTTGTTCTAGTTGTTCTTCAGATGAAATATCTTCTGAGATATTATCTCTTAAAGATTTGATTACTTGCTTAACAGCAGCATCAATTCCTCTCTTTACTTCAGTTACATTAGCGTTATTGTTTAGGTGGGATAATCCTTCCTTTACAATCTCTCTAGCTAATAGTGTTGAGGTAGTTGTCCCATCACCTGCTTTATCAGCGGTTTTAGTAGCAGCTGCTTTAATTACTTGAGCTCCTAGATTTTGAATTTTACCATCTACTTCTACATTTTTAGCTACTGTTACTCCATCTTTAGTTGATGTTGGTGCTTCTGGGTAGTTATCAATTAATACATTTCTACCATTAGGGCCTAAAGTACCAACAACGGCATCTGCTAGGATATTGATTCCATCCATTAATTGTTGTCTTCCTTCGGAGCCGAATTTGATTTCTTTTCTGTTGTCCATTATTTATTTATTTTTTTAATTTTGCTAATATTTGATTTTCGGGTATAACATAATATTCTTCCCCTTTATGTTCAACTTTTGTTGCTCCCATAGTTGGTAGAATAACTACATCACCTTTGGATATGATAGTTTCAATAAAGTTTCCAGTTACAGTCATTTTTCCAGGACCTACTGCTATTACATCACCCTTCATGTTTTTGTCTTTACCTAAATCAGGAACTACTATACTACCATAGGTTTGTTCTTCTTCTTCAATAGGTTTAATGATTACAGCATCAAATAATGCTTCTAATTCAAATTCTTCTGTCATTTTTATAGATTTGGTTGTTTAATTAATTTATTTATATTTTCTTGGATATTTTCCCATTCACTTAGATATTCCTTTACTGATGAATATTCTTTTTCATCTTGGTTTAATTTTTCTTTACATATAGCTTTAACAGCTGATCCAAAATTACCGAAATGACCTACAGATTTAATATAAGCTTTTCCGGTTTTGGACTTGATAGCCCTCTTACCTTGTGGTTTTACATTTTCAAATACTGTATAGCAGTATTGGTCTTTTTGGATGAAAAATGGTTCTAGACTTTCGTCTTTAATTGTTGTGTAACTCATATAACTGGTTTTTGTTTATTAATATGCCGGGAATATACGAACAGGGGTTGGATATTCCTAATAATTATTGGTTTTTTTTAAAATGAAGTATCACTTTTTCTTACCATATAATATTTACTTATTATAGATTGATCTTTAAATTCTAACCCCATTAACCCCATACTACTAATAGTTAATTTGCCACTTTCCATTCCCCTATTAGCTTGTAATATCATTTTAAATGTGTCGGAATTGAATGGGAGTTTAATATTTTCTTCTTCTATTCTTCCTGATAGTTGGTATGTAATTTTATTATTATGTCCAGATTCATCTCCAAATATAAATTCACATATAGGTTCACCATCTAAATTTGTTGTGGTGGTGACCAACATATTATCTATATCTTTTAATGCCCCTTTAGCTTTAAGTAAATATGTTAGATCTTCTAATGTTAAATCTATCTCAACAACCCAATCTGGGATATTTACATTTCCTACTTTACCTATCAATAGTGGATCTGATAAGGCGTATTGTAGGTTAAAATGCATATCAGAGATGTTTAACTTAATAAACATTTTATTTTGTTTTTGCAATTCTAACAATAGATCTCCACTACAGATACTAATTAAACTTTGTAATTTTTTAGTATCATAAATTGCTAGTTTGGAGTTTTCTAGTTTAAAATCTTCACACTCTACACTTCCTATAACATCTTTTGTAGGTGTCATAAAGTCAATAGATAGGTGGTTATCATTTATAACCCACTTTACGGATTCGTTTACTCCTAGATAGTATTTATCAATTACAGATTGGAGAAGTAGTTTGTTTATCATTTTTTATAACTTTTTTATTATTTGTGAATATACTAATATTTTTTAGGGTATCCAAATGTTTAATCAAAATTGAAGAACATTTCTCGGTATGGGTTTAAAGAGAGGTTCCAACCAAGATCCGAATAGAACCCCTCTAATTTGTTTAAGAGAATTGATTCAAATATTTTTTTCCTATCAGCATATTTCTCTATAAATGCCTCTATCTTTTCTGGGAGGTCATAATCAAGAAAGGAAATAGCATCTATTTGGTATGGGTTTGATTTTAAATAAATCCACTTTACCTTATCCCCCTGGACTATGTAATTGTGGTCTTTATCTAACCCCCAAAATTTCAACATATCATTGTACTTTACTGTAGAACGAACAGAAGCAGGTGCTCCTTTAGCCAGCGTTGAAAACATCTCCCCAGCACGGGCTTTACGTTCAGTGTATTTATTTAGTTTTTTAACTGATGTTGGGTTTCCTAGTTTGGTTAAAGGGATAGTTCCGTCTAAAATTTGATTTCTAAATTTTTTTACACGGGAATCAATTTCAGATTGTTTTGTCCCTTTTAAAACATCAATAAGTGCTTGTCTAAAGAAATCTCCTAATACAGGTGGAAAATTTGCTTTTTTAAACTCAAGACCTTTAACATCAAGTGTTTCTTTTACGATACCTTCTTGTTTCGTAATCCACTGAGCATATCTTCGAGTGGCTCTAAAGTATGCTGATCTTATAACACATTCAGTTTTCATTTCTAGTCTATGTTGACCCTTGGCATTAAAACAATCTTTAGCTAAAGTGTCATAAGAGTTAGTAATAATATCTTGATATTTAAGAGCTACTTCCTCTAATTTATCATCTTTTTCCTCACTAGATATTTCATCAAAGTTGGGGTAGAGATGTCTTAATAAAGGTTCAGCATGTATGTAGATCGAATCAGTATCCGAGTACGCAACATAGTTAACATCTTCAGGATCACAAATCCACCAAGGAGTATCTTGTATATGCTTCATAATTTTATATTTTCTTTTATTTTACCCATTCCCATCTATAACCACCACTTGTCTTTGCTTTACCATCACAACACTTAGAAATTCCAGTATAATAAACTCCAACAGATTTACCTGCCTTACTTACTGACTCCCATAATGTAATAAAATTACCATCTAAATCCAACTGATTTACTGGTTTTCTTAGTTTCTTTTTATGTTCTTCGGTTCTAGGTGGTTTTTTCTTACCTTTAGTAGCTTTACTAATATTAGCACATTGTTCATGTGTTAGTTTTGAACCACGTTTAGCATCCCAAGCTTTTTCTAATTGTTCTTGAGGTACTCATCTTTTTTTAGCTGATTCACTCATCTTTTTTCTAGTTTATGGGGTTCGTTTTTTTTCCTCTAAGTTTATCACCAATTGCTTTATTGTCTCGGATTTTATGAACTTGATGCATTATTTCTTTAAAATTGTCAGGGCGGTTAGCTAAACGTTTTTTATGTATAATTGCTTTTTCCTCATCGGTTCTAGTAGCCCAATAACCACTATTACAACTCCCACCATCATCCATATTATACCCCTCGCCTAAAAATGTGTTATATTGCGCTATATAGCGTTGTTCTAACGCGTTAACTTCATCTTCACCACAGTATGTGAGAACATACTTTTTGAATGATTTAACGCCATATTTTTTAATTGCGGATGTAATTCCTCTTCCACTTCCCCAATAGTTATCTTCAATGTCTCCTCGATGTTGTCCAATATATTTTTTACCTGTTTCTATTCTTTCAATACAATATATAAATGTTTTCATAGTCGTTTCGTTATGGTACGTCTATACATATACGAATTATAATTCTTGTTCACCTCTCACAACCTTATTAATATGACGATTTGCTGTTAAAGCACTCTCTTGAATAATTCTTTGTCCACTTAAAGTGATAGCTTCACTTAGGATTACATTTCCAAACCTGAAAGATCCCAAGGCTGTAGCGCCATAGAGTGAGTTAAGTAAAA